TAGCAAGATTGGTGTATTATCGGCAGGCTCTAGCGCACCTGCGCCAGGGAACGCAGTCCACGTCGCGCCAACTAGATACTCGATTGCAATCGTCGCGTTTGTTGTTGCGAGGTCATGCTTAGCGATGCCTACAAAGCTAACATCGCGCGCAGTCGGATATGTCAGGGTCCACGTGGCAGGAATGGCGGTCGGCTTCCACGCGCTGTCGGTTCTGGGCGGCAGAGCGTTGACCGCTGCAAAACCCGCAGCTGCCGTGGTGGCCGTCGCTGTGCCGTCGCGCCCCCAGTCATAGCAGACGCGGCCATGCTTGAGGCCATACGTTGTCCCGGTGAAGCCTGTCGCGATTACAACGCCCATTAGATGCCCCTCACGGTTACGTTGGTCATAAGACCTTGGCGCGATGCCTCATTAAATGTATCAGCGAACGCTTGGAATTGATCTATCTGCCGGCCCGTTGCGCCGACCAGATCAATCATCACGTTTTGCGTTTGCGGGGGTGGGGCCGGTGCTGCCGCAGCTGCCGCTGCCGTGCCTCCGCCACCGCCGCCGCCGGAACCGCCGGAACCTGCGCTGTTGATTGCAGCGATAAAGCCAAAGCCTCTGGCAATGACTGCCGCCGCAGTTGCAAAGCCCAACGTCCCCTTGCGTAGCTCCCGAGCCGCGCCCTGATATGTGTCAATAAGCGCGCTTGCCGCTGCAAATATCTTTTGCCCCTTTATGAGCTTTTTATTGCCCTGCGCCGCCGCTCCTAAGATTTGGCCTATGCCTGCCGTTGCCGTCACAAGGTTATTCTTGCTGCGCATACCTTCGATCTGATTTGACCGCCGCGCATATTCTTCTTCTAGCCGTTGACGTGCCTCAAGGTATTCCGCCGTGGTAAGGTTTTCCGCCTCAAGGGATTCCGCAAGCAGCGTCAGCCCTTCCTCGCGCCAAATCTCAAGAGCCTCGCGCTCGGTTTGCAGTCCAGTCATTAGCGCTTCAAGGCGCGTTTCCATTTGATCTGCAATGCCAGCACCGCCGGGAAGGCCGGGAACAATTGGAACTTCGGTATCAGTGTCGGTATCAGTGTCAGTGCCGGTGTCGTCGCCATCCATCGGCCTCATGCGCGGGCGCGTGCCGCCTATAGCCGCAACTTGGCTCAGCCTCACTTTAAGTTTTTCTAGCCTTGATAATTCAGCCTCAAGCTTTGCCACCGCTTCCGCAGCAGCATCGCGGCGAACGTCCACCGCGTCCGGCCCATCACCGGGGTTGCCTACTCGAAAATCGCTTTCTGAGATCATCTCCATTTTTTTCAACTCTGCCCGAGCCGCTGCCAAGGCTGTATTTTTTATGTCAATGTTTGCAGCCGCCAAGTCGCGCGCTGCCCGTGCCGCAGCGGGGCTGGCCGTATCGCTGAATGTGCCAAGCGCAACGTTTAGGGCGGCTTCTGCATCGGCGGCAGCTTGCGCCTTGATAGCAAGCTCGCCCGACCTATTTCGCAGCAGCGCAATGCCGCCAACCGCCAACGCTGTAGCCGCGACGATCAAAGTGATTGGCCCACCCATAGCGGCAAGCGCAATGGCAGCAGCAGCGGCGGCAGTGGTTAAAACTTCTACGTTTTGCGAAAGGTAAACAAGCCCATTGGCCAGCGTTGCCGTAATGCTTATCATCCGCTCAAACACGCCCAATGCGATGCTTAGAAAATCATCAGACCCGACAATAGAAATGAGATTACCAAACGCGTCTGTAATGCGTGCAATGGCATCACGCGCAGCATCGGATTGAGCAAATTCATTAAACCGATTTGCCACTTCTAGCAGCACGGGCGCGACGTTAGATGCTAGCTGATTCCGCAATCCCTCAAATATCAGGGTCATGCGGCTAACCGCGTCGTTTGCATCCTCAATCGCGCCGATCTGATTGTCGGTCAGTTCCAGCCCAAACTCGCGCACCTCTTCACGCGCCGCCCTTATAGCATCCCCGCCGCCAATCATCAGCAGCGCCATTTCACGCGACCGCACGCCAAGGTCGCGCATGATGTCGGACGTTTCACCAGCACTCAGGCCAAGTTCCTGCACGCGGTCTGCAATCAGTGCGATACGCTTGTCTGCGTCTAGGTTTTGCAGATCCTTTGCGGCCAACCCAAGCCTGCCCAACGCCTTGTGCGCTGGCGTGCCTTCTTCCGCCGCCCGCGTCAGTTCGCGGTTCATTTGTTGCAAGGCCGTGGTGGCGTCGCCGGTCGATACGCCAGCATCCGCCGCCGCAAGGTGAACAGCCCGCAAGCCGTTGGCCGTAGCATCCGCCGCCCGCGCAGACTTGGCCAGAGCATCAACAGACGCCAGCCCTTGCACCGTCATGGCGGTCAGCGCCGTTGTGACAGCAGCAGCAGCCGCAACGCCAGCAACCGCCATGTTCCGCAGACCGCGGCCAGCGCGACCTAGCGCCCGATCAAGGCCGGACGTGTCGCCGTTTATTCTGACTTCAACCGGTCGCAGTGCCATTTTTCTTCGCCTCTACATATGCCCGCAACGCAGCAGATTCTTCCTTGATGTTCTCAATATCCTCTTCGGTCATCCCGCCTGCGTATGTTTCGCCCGATCCGCGTGACTCCATTTCCGCCGCCATTTCGCTGATCGTCATTGACCAGATTTCCGATGGTGCTAGACCCCATGCCCTACCTGCCAGATAGATCATGTTGAAATCTAGGTCTTGGGTTTTGCCTTCGTCTTGCGCGGAGCGGTCACGGGGGCGGCGGGCTTTTTTCCGAGGTCAATTCCCGGCATGACCGCGTTAACATATGCGGTCTGGAATGAGGTGAACTCCTTGCTGTTGCCCGAAGTCATGAACATGTAGCTTTCATCCTCGGTTACATCGGTCACGCCGCCCTCGATCAGGAACTGATTGTGAACGACAGTCAGGTCCAGCAGGTCCGCCCCGCCCTGGAGGCATTGCTGCGCCAGCATCAGATGGTTGATTCCCATTGCCTTAATGCGGCGTAGCAATGACAGCGATGGAACCAGCGTGACAGTCTTTTCCCGAAAGAGGAAATCAACCTGGCGGAATACCTCCGACATTAAACAGCCGCCTTGGTGACTGCACCAGTTGATTGCAGCGTGCCGGAGAAGGTTGTTTCGCCGTTGTAGGGTGCGCCGATCTGGAACCCCGACTGAAACTGGAAATCGCCATCAAGAGTGTAAAGACCTGCAATGGTGATGGTCATGGTTTCCTGCGTGCCTGCATACGCCATGTCAGAAAGGGTCGTGGCTTTCAGCACGCCATCCAGCGCAATCGTAACCATGCGGCTGTTGAACACTTCGTCGAGCGTGGTCATGTTGCCAGCGTCGCCGTCCGTGGTCACGTCCACGAGTTCGCCGTTGAATGTGACGGTCTTTGTGCGCAACTCAGCAGCAAGGCTTTCTGCCCCGATTTCAATGAGTACCGCGCGCCCGTTTGTAGCTGCCATTGGGTAGTTCCTTCTAAGGGATGCCGAACAGTCTCGCGACGTTCGAGGTTTGTTTGCAAACTTGTAGCACGCTTTTGCAAAGTTGCAAAGGCTATGCTACCTCGTCCAGCGTTACGCGATACAGGCCGATAAAGCGCCGCGTCATGCCATCATCGGACCAGCCCAGCGACATGCCGTCAAATTCGGTATCAATCCACACCACGCCCGTGCCCGTCAGGTCATACCGTTCCAGCGCCTCGCGCACTTGTGACGCCAGCGCCGCGATAGCCTGCTCACTGCTTGCGCCTGCCGTTGTCCGGGCATAGCCATCAATCTGGACCACGAATTGACTGCCGCGCGTGCCGTCAGTGTTAAACGGCGATTCGTTGGCCTGCACGATGACCACATAGGGGAATGGCGTGCTGACCTCACCTTGCGCGTTCTGCGGCGCCTTGGGCGACCACACATCAGCCGTTAGCTGCGCATCCAGCCGCGTGTATAGCGCTTGCCGCAGGTTGCCCCATGTCGGTGCCGTCATCGGAAAGCCTCCATTTTATCTGCTTAGCGGTGGATTGAGGTTTCGCTTATCGCGCCACCCTAGATAGGCTTCATAATCTTTTGTTGTCCCGTAACGACATGTTTCTTGAGACCCGTTTCCAAGCACGCGGAAATTGAATCGACGCCAAAGCACAAAATATCCATCGTCAAGAAGTGCGCCAAACAGCGCAAATCCTGTTTGCCAAC